GATGATTCAACTTTTCAGGTGATCCCTGTTTGGCAAAACAAACTTCAAGCCATATCTTATGAAGACCATCTTTATACCAGAACTTCGCACTATAGCTATGAACTGGTTAATAACAGATTAAGAATCTATCCGGAGCCCGATGATGTTTCTCCTACAAAGTTCTGGTTCAGATTTACAATAGAAGATCATGATGCGTTTGCTACAGGCTCTTACAATGAGGGAATTGAGGGAATTAATAATATGAATTCTCTACCTTTTGAAAACTTACCTTTTGATAAAATTAATTCAATGGGACAGCAATGGATTCGAAGATTTTCCTTAGCATTATCTAAAGAAACTTTAGGACAAGTCCGAGGCAAGTTCGGCGGAACAATACCAATTCCGGGGGATAGTGTGACCTTAAATGCATCCGATCTATTATCACAAGCGGCAACAGAACAAACTGCTTTGAGAGAAGAACTTAATAAACAATTGGATGAAACGCTATATACCAAATTAGCCGAATCGGATAAAGCTTTTGTTGAAAACACAAACGCAATGGTTGGTTTATCGCCTTTAAAAATCTATGTGGGGTAAATGAATGAACAAATGGACAAGACCAGCACAACCTCCTCCTCCGATGTTTCTCGGAGAGAAAGAAAAGAATCTTGTAAAACAAGTTAATGATGAAATCATTGAGCGCGTGGTGGGACAACAGGTTCTTTATTTTGCCATTGACATTGAACACACCAATTATCATCCGCTTTATGGAGAAGCCCTCGCAAAAACTTTTTTGCATCCGATGCGTGTTTATGCATTGGTAGAATATCAAGGAATTGAAACTTCTGATATGGATAACTTTGCCTTGGATAAAGCCACGAAAATTAAAATTAACTTTCACCGACGACGACTCACAGAGGATCAAAACCTCTTTGTAAGAGAAGGGGATTTTGTAAGATTTGGTGAAATTTATTATGAGATAGTAAAACTCATCGAACCCAAATTACTTTTTGGACAGCCTGATTCTCGCTTTGAGATTCAAGCAGAATGTATAAGATCTAGGGAGGGTCTATTCAATGCCGAGTGAAGAAATAATTCCTCTTGTTCCGTCGACTCTTGAAAATATCGACACAGCAGTTTATAACTTCGTGAATGACAACTTAAATATTCACACTACAACCAAGGACGGCAGGACTAAGGTACCCGTTTTGTGGCTCGGAACAGAAAGAGCCTATCAGGTTAAACATGATAAGGTTTTAAGGGATAAAGTAGGAAAATTAAAGCTACCGCTTATTACTGTTTCGCGAATCTCAGTGAGCCGAGATGATGATTTTCAAGGATCCTACCGTTCTTGGTATGGAACCGATGACGGCACTGGTGGTGGCGCAAGGGTTGCTATCACAAAAATAATAAAGCAAGATAAAACTAGAAATTTTGCCAATGCAGATTTTAATAGAGAGTCTAAAGGAGACCCTACGGGACCTTCAAGCAATAAAAAGATTGTTTATGAGACATTACTTATCCCCAAACCCACTTATGTGACCTGCATGTTCGAAGTTAATATGAGAACGGAATACCAACAGCAGATGAATGACATCATACCACCTTTGATTATCGATCAAAAGAACGTAGCTCTTGTTCAACATAATGGTTACAAATATGAAATGTTCATTCAGTCCGATTATGCTACTACCAGCAATGCAGCAAATTTAGCCTCGGATGAAAGAATGTTTACAGCCAAAGTTCAATTTAAAGTGCTTGGTTATTTAACTGGAGATAGCAATGAAGAGAATGCTCCTGTCATAATTCGCCGACAAAACGTTGTTGAGGTTAAAATTTCTAGGGAAAAAGTGATTACCGGAGAGAAAAGGCCTTGGGCTAAAAAAATAGCGGGAGACAAGGGTAAATATCGCGAATTTTGACTTTCACCATTTATTAAACTATTTAATAGGAATAAGATGACACTTAAGGAGTATTATTAATGCCTACGAAATTTGACTTTATCTCCCCCGGAGTGGAACTCAGAGAAATCGATGAATCACAAGTTCCTACGGTTCCAGCTAATCCCGGAATCCTTCTGATCGGGAGAGCAAGAAGCGGACCAGCTATGAAACCTATCCGAGTGAAGAGCCAACAAGATTTCACTTCTATTTTTGGCGATGCAATGGACGGAGCGCCGCAAGGAGATCCTTGGAGAAATGGTAATACTACTGCTCCTAATTATGCAGCCTATGCAGCCCAAGCTTATTTGGCAGCCAATGTTGGCCCAGTCAATTTTATTAGATTGTTGGGTAAACAAAAGAATGACACTACTGCAAATCGTGCTGGATGGAGTATGCTTGGTGCCTTGGAGCCCAATACGGTCAACGGATCAGGGTCCCTTCCAGAAGTTGGTGGTGCCTTTGGACTATTCTTGGTTCCATCAGGAAGCCAAGCAATAGCGTCAACAAAAGAAACAACCGAAGGAGTTCTAGCTGCAATCTTTTATGTGTCCGGGGCAGCTGTTGCCTTGGAAGGAAATCTTGCGGCAGATCCATCGCCGGGGCCTGGCTATGGCCGCCATCTCAGCACTTACTTTGCTGTTAGTGCTAGCGCGCTTATCCAAAGTGATAGTGCGAACTATGGATTTACTGCTGCTATTACATCAAGTAGTGGACTCAAAAGGCATTCCTTTGATTTCTTAAAAGGTGGTGGAAAATATATCCGTGATGTGTTTAATACCGATCCCACCAAATTTTTTAATAACTCCAATTATGGTGGCACAAATGTTCCCTATTTTTTGGGTGAAACTTTTGATGTTAATGTTACACAAATGATAGCTTCTTCATCTGCAGCCGGTGGCATTTATGGCTTCATCGCAGGATTAGAACAACGTGCTAATTCTATTGGTTTTGATGATTTTCGTCAAGAACTTGCTGGTGCTAAATCAGGGTGGTTCATCGGTCCGCGACCAAGCAACAATTATCTTTTTAGAATCACAGCCCTTGATGAGGGGACCGAATTTGAAAGAAATTATTATTGTCGAATTCGCAACATTACTCCCGCTACCGCTAATCAGCCTAATGCATCCTTCTCTATAGATATTATGCGACGTGCTGCAAACGGTCGATTGGCTGATGATTACGCAGAGGAAACATATGCCGGAGTTAATCTTAATGTGAATAGTCCTGATTATATTCTTAATAGAATTGGGAGTCAATATCTCACATGGAATACCAGTAAAAATAAATGGGATGTCAATGGAAATTATCCTAACATTTCTAATTTGGTTCGAGTAGAAGTCGCATCTACAGTTACTCAAGCAGATATTCCCGTTGGTTTTGTTGGCCCTGCGGTTCCTGCAACTCAGACCGTAACAGGATCTAATTTAACTGTTGCGAGTACTCTCTCTCCCGGCTGGATCATAGGATCCTCGAGCATTGGTATGGGGAATTCTTTCAAATACACAGATGTTGCACTGGGCGACTTTATAGCAGGTTTCCCAAACTTTCTTACAGCCTCAATCAAATGGCCTACATTCGGAATGACTACTGATTCCACCTACACCAACAACCAAAATTATCCCGCAAGTTCTTACTTCGGATTTCGACATGTTCGCAAAGCGATGAGTTCGTGGGATTATAGTTTTGCTGACTTGGCTCTATTGCGTGTCGCCCAAGATCCTCAAGTAGACGCGGGGGCATCATTTAGTGCTGTATCCTTCTTGTTTACTCTTGACGATATTGTGTCGGCATCTGCTGGGGCTGCAACTTACTATTGGAATTCTGGATCTTATGGAGAAGCAGGAAGTGTTTCCTATTGGCAGGGCTTGACAGGCTCTACTACAAGTCTTATGGACGGATTGGGAATTAGACAATTCGATGCTCCATTCTTTGGAGGAGCCGATGGAACAGACATTCGCTATGCTAATCCCTTTAGTAATGAAAGAATAGGCAACTCCACGGATGGATATCCTAATTATACACTGGGGCTGGCCTTAGACATGATAGCTGATAGAGATATGATTCGTTATGAACTAGCCTCTATGCCGGGGATTATCAACCCTACAAGAGTAGATGATCTCATTTCCACTGTTGGCACAAGAGGTGATGCTCTGGCTATTGTGGATGTGCAAGGAATTTGGCAACCCATTTATGACGTGGCAGGTTCCTCCGTTCAAGAACAAAGTATTACAACAGTAATAAACACTTTAACAAATCGACAACTTAATAGTTCTTATGCATGCACTTATTTTCCAAACATTAGGATTAACACTACCAATGGGAATTTCATTGCACCTCCCTCCCTAGCCGGGATCGGAGCGATTGCCAAATCAGAAGCAGATTCTCAACCTTGGTTTGCTCCTGCTGGTTTTAATCGAGGTGGAATTTCTAGATTAGGTGGATCTAACGGCCCATCAGTCGCAGGAACAATAGAGCATCTCACCAAGAAAGAACGAGATGATCTTTACACTGTAAAGGTAAATCCGATTGCTCGATTCCCCGCAACCGGAGACACGGTTATTTTTGGCCAACGAACACTTCAGGTTGAAGCTTCGGCACTAGATCGAATTAACGTGCGTCGATTGATGATTTACTTGAAGCGTCACATTGGTGACATTGCTGACACTATTTTATTTGATCAAAATGTTCAAGCAACTTGGAATAGATTTAAAGCATCGGCAGACCGCGTTCTCGCATCTGTTCAGACTAATTTGGGAATTGTAGAATATAAATTAGTTCTTGATAACTCTACAACCACAGCCGATCTTATCGACAGAAATATTATGTATGCCAAGATCTTTGTGAAACCTGCTCGGGCAATTGAATTCATTGTAGTTGATTTCATTATCACTCGCAGCGGTGTAGAATTTTAAATAGCCACTAATTAACTATAGGAGAAATATATTATGGCAACATTCTGGAAAGAACACGATTCACAGCCCAAAAGAAATTATAGATTTAAAATTACTATGACAGGGTTTGCGGCTGGTGAAAGTATTATTTGGTGGGCCAAAACGTTTAAGCCACCCTCATATGAAATGAGCGAGGCAACCCATGATTATTTGGATAACAAATTTTATTGGCCAGGGCGCATTACGTGGGCAGATGTCACAATGCAACTAGTAGATCCTGTTAGTCCCAATGCCGTACAACAAATTAATGCAGTTCTTATAGCTGGTGGGTATGGTGTTAAAGATAACCCGGGTGTCAAGCCTTTTACTACCTCTAAAGATAAATTGGTGGATGGAACCGGAGATGTCATTGCAGAAATTGTGAATGCTGACGGAACGGTTATTGAGAGATGGACTCTTAAAAACGCATGGCTCAAAGCAGCATCTTGGTCAGATTTGGATTATACCAATGATGAATTACGAACTATCGATATAACCTTCCGATATGATTGGGCGCAATGCCAAAATATGGTCACCGGAGTGATGGCTACCGAACAGTTCACTAGTGTCACTGCAGGTAGTGAACCAACGCCCCACGTCGCCGATCACGCGGCTGCTGGAACGGAAGCCACCGATGACACAACTGCCACGTAGGTGAAAACATGTCTTTTTGGACGAGTCCTCAAATTGAGCCCATACGCAAATATAGGTTCCAAATTCAAACGCCAACGTCGTATGTATTTGCCGATCAATGGTGGTGGGCAAAGTCTATTGAAAAACCATCGTATGAATTTAACACCGCCGAGTACCAACTAACCAATCACAAATTTAAATTTCCGGGCATTCTCACTTGGAATGATATTAGCATAACAATCGTTGATGATAATTCACAAACGACATCAGGAGGATCCCAGTCCAATCGGGCTTTCGGATTAATGAGTAACTTATCTTATATTTATCACAATCCGAAAGCTATAAACGACGACCAGGGAGCTAAAGAGCCCAGCATTAATGGGTCTATAACACAAATCATTATCAATCAAGTAGATGCAGAGGGAAAAACACTAGAAAAGTGGACTCTCCATGATGCATTTGTGAAATCGGTAAGCTTTGGAGATTTGGCTTATGCAGACGATGAACTTGTAGAAATAACTCTAGGTATTTCCTATGATTATGCTACTTTAGAATAACAAACGAGGTAAAAATTGAGTAGAAATAAAGATAGGTTGGTCGGGCACCAACCAGAACACACCGAAACGCCCATGCAATTCAATCCATTAAATTTTGTAGCCCCCACAGAATTTGTAGAACTTCCATCTTGCGGAAGGGGCTACCCAGAAGGTCATCCATTACATGGTCAGGAAACAATTGAAATAAAGTTTATGACCGCTAAAGAAGAAGACATCCTAACATCTCAAGCGTTGCTTAAGAAAGGGTTAGCTCTCGACCGGTTTCTAGAAAACATTATTATAAACAAATCTGTTAGACCTGATGATCTGATTATCGGGGATAAGAATGCTATCTTAATTGCAGCCAGGGGTAGTGGATACGGCTACGATTATGAGACGACAGTCACTTGTCCGGAGTGCAATACAAAGAACCGGATGGAATTTGATCTACGCAGCCCCAAAGTAATTGGAGAATTTAATGTTGACCAAACCATTGTCACCCAAATTAATAACGAAACCTATTCCACAGTGATGCCTTTTTCCAAATTTACCATTCAATTCAGGCTTATGACCGGCGCTGATGAAAATGTTCTTGCAAAAGCATTCTCGAATAGTCCCGAATCATCGGAACCAAATCTATTGACAGGTCAATTCAAGCGACTTATTACATCCCTTGAGGGTCATACTGAACAATCAATCATTGATCAATATGTTGAGAATATGCCAACAGTTGATTCGCGACATTTTAAAATTTGTTTGCGTTCTATTACTCCCAACGTTGAAATCAAAGAAACTTTGAATTGTAAATCGTGCGGCTTTGAAAAGGAGGTCGAGGTTCCATTTGGAACCGACTTTTTTTGGCCTGACCTCTAAATACATCGAAGCGGTCTATGAACAGTTTTTTCTCCTTAAGCATTTTGGAGGCTGGAGTTTTATCGAGGCCTATAATTTGCCCGTCGGACTGAGACAGTGGTTCATAGAAAGACTGCAGAAGCAATTCGAAGACGAAGCTAAGGAATCAAAGAAAGCTAGCGGCAAAAGGTAGCCGTGCTTTCTTTGAGCATTTCTGTTTTATAACTATTTAAAAAGAACGCAAGAGGGTATTGCTGTGATTAAGATTGATTTAACCAAAAAGACGCTGAATGAATCGTTTTTAAAAATGTGGGGATTCTGGAACAAGAAATTGCTCAGACACATCTATGGAGATGATGTAAATATAGTAGCCAATCTAAACGAGGAGGATGGTGATTCTGTCCACTTTTCAATCAAAGGGGAGTATGAGGATGTGAAGGCTTACGCAACGGCTTTAAAGGCCGAATCTGATCACCTGAAAGCCTATGTTGATAATGGCAAGAATGCACCCGAGACAAAAAAAGCAAAAGAGGCAGCAAATGCTGCTTCAAAAGAGTTTGTAAATAAGACCGGTCTTCCATGGCCATTTAAGGATTAAGATAGATGGCAATCGATTGGGAAAAACTAGCAGAAAAGATCAGAGGGGAACCGGATCCAAAGAAAAATAAAAAGACCCTCAAAGATGCTTTTGACAAGGAGGAGACATTCAAGGCTGACGAGGCCGCCGGAAAAAGTGTTCCTCTTT